AGACAAAGGATCAAATTGACGCAATTATTGATTCTTGGCTTAGTGGTGAACCCAATAAATCAGATGATGTAGGAACATCAAAGGGATCAAAACAACTTGATGAAGTAGATGCTCTTGCAAAAGATCTTTCATCAGTGAAAAAGCCTGTCAAAGAGACTGTTGAAGCCAAAGTTGAAAAGTCTGTGGCAAAGCCTGTGAAAACCGTCAAGAAGGTTGAAGAAGAGCTCGACGACGAAGAGACAACGCCGTCGACATCAGCGTCTGATCTTGATGATGCATTTGCAGATTTGATGAAAGACGACGACTGAAATTCTTCTGAACAATTGTTCATGTCGAAACCCCTAACGGGGTCCACGTAGATTGGCCGCTACGATATTGACTTATGTCAATGTGGTGCTGATGATGATAGGCCGAGCGTGAACAGGAGAATTTTATAATGGCGTCGACCCCAAAATCTGAAAATGATATGCTTGCCGAGCTTGAAAATGACAAGAAAAAAGGGAAAAAAGGTAAGTCATTAAAGGATGAACAGCAAACAGATGTTGATGACATTTCAGCGCAGTTGATTCGTGATATCAATAAAGAATTTGGATCACGGGTTGCCTACAATCTTTCAACTGATGAAAGTCCGACTCATGTAAAGAGATGGCTCGATACTGGATCGATTCTTCTTAATTATGCCATCAAAAATGGGATGGGTGGTGGATATCCTGAAGGTAGAATTATAGAAGTGTCAGGACTCCCTTCGACAGGTAAGAGTCATCTTGCACTTCGTGCAGCCCGGCATGTCCAAGAAATGAATGGCCTTGTTGTCTATATTGACAGTGAGAACGCAACATCACCTGATCTTCTTCATAAAATGGGAATCGATACGACAAAGAGATTCGTATATTGCGATGAACGCTGCACAGAAAAGATTTTTCAACTTATTGAACATACGATTCAAAAGGCGAAACAGATTATTGCAAAGAGTGTTCCTATTCTTGTTGTTTGGGACAGTATTGGTGCTTCATCACCTCTTGCAGAACTTGAAGGTGATTATGACCAAAATTCTGTTGGTCTTCAAGCTCGAGCTCTCGCAAAAGGATTTCGTAAGATAACAGGTGTTATTGGGCAGAACAATGTGACATTGCTTTGCCTTAATCAATTATCAACGGCTATTGGGGTTCAACATGGTGATCCATTCACCAGCAAAGGGGGAAATGGACTCAGCTATCATTCTAGTGTTCGTATAAGGCTAGGATCAGGTAGTCCTTTCAAGGATAAAGCGGGAAATGTGATCGGAAGTCATGTTACCGTTTCAATTAAAAAGAATAAGGTTGCGCCTCCTTTCAAGAAATTAGATTTCAACATCCTTTTCGGAAAAGGAATCGATGAAAATGATTCTCTTTTTGACGCTGTTCGTGAATGGTCAGACGAAAATGATGGCCTAACGAAAGATGGTAAGAAGATTTCGGTTAGTGGGGCTGGTGCTTGGAAGGAATTTCTCGTAGCTGATGAGAAAACAGGCGATATTCTTCTTGAAAAGAAGTTCTATAAAGCCGAGTTTATGAGTTTGTTGAAACAACCTGAATACGTTGGTTATTTGATGGATCTAATTGACGCGGCATTGACAACGACTTTAGGTGATCCATCTTTGGATACAGGTGATGAATCAGAAAATGATGATGGTGACGAATAATTTTGCCCAATAAGGAGAATTTATGACAACAGTTTGTTTCAAACCATGCATTGAGAACCCACCACCTCCTCCGCAATATCAAACTGAAGGCTCAGCTGGTATGGATATCCATGCAGGTGAAGATATTATTGTGTGGGGTTCTGGGGGTCGAGCCTTGGTTCGCACAGGTTATGAAATTGAGATTCCGGTAGGATTTGAAGGACAGGTTCGACCAAGATCAGGTTTGGCGCTTAAAAACGGGGTAACAGTTCTCAATTCACCTGGGACAATTGATAGTGATTTTCGTAATGAACTTAAGGTGATTCTTATTAATCATGACGAGCAACCTTTTCAAATCAAGAAAGGTGATCGTATTGCGCAACTTGTAATTGCACCTTACTCAAAGGCTCAAATTAAAGTTGTATCAACTTTGACACAAACAAATCGTGCAGGTGGGTTTGGTTCGACAGGCGTCTAAATAACAAACGCATTAATGCCTCTTGAGTTAGGGGCATAAAACATTTCATAAATTTCGGTTATTATTGCCGTTAGTGTGATTGATTATGCAATCTATTCTAGTCATTGATGTGATGAATCTTTTTACACGTGCATATTGCGCATCACCTGCAATGAGTTCTCATGGTTATCAAATGGGTGGTTGTGTTGGATTTCTTAATACATTGAAAAATCTAACATATGACATGAAACCAAAACGGATATACTGCGTTTGGGAAGGTGGGGGTTCTTCTCGACGTCGTGCACTATATTCTGAATATAAAATGAATCGAAAGCCTGAAAAGTTGAATCGATTCTACGAAGACGATATCCCAGACTCTGAAGAGAATAGAAAGCACCAAATGCTTGTTCTTCTTTCATTGTTAAAATTTGCACCCCTTTGTCAACTTTATGTTTCTGACTGTGAAGGTGATGACGTAATTGCTCATTTATGTCGTGGTCCTTTGAAAGACGAAGAAAAAGTTATTGTGTCGTCTGACAAAGACATGTACCAATTACTTGATGATAAAACAAAACTGTACAATCTTCATAAGAAACAAATAATGACATTAGATGATGTAATGGAGGAATTTGGAATTCCTGCAAAAAATTTTGCATTAGCAAAAGCATTATGTGGTGATCCATCTGACAACATTCCAGGTATCAAAGGATTAGGATTTAAGACAGTTGTCAAAAAATTTCCTATGTTGGCAACAAATGATGATATTCTTGTTCAAGATATAATTGATTATGCAACATCGCATATCAATGAATCAACCTCTTATCGTAGGGTTGTTGAATCAAAAGAAGACGTAAAAAGAAATTGGCGTCTTGTGTATCTTGGTGGTTCAACTTTATCATCTGCACAAATTCAAAAAATTGATTCAGCGGTTTCATCTTACGTTCCTAAATCTGATCGTATTTCATTTATGAAAATCTTGTCAAAAGAGGGTATTCGAAATTATGATGTTTCATCATTTTTTCATTCCCTTACAAGTGTTTTTATTGAGAAAGAAGATGGTGTGAATAATGTCTGAGTCATTTGCCCAGTTTGGAAAGCACTTTCAAGAACTCCTTATGGAAGGATTGCTAACAGATCAAACGTGGGCTTCACAAATGGAAGAAGTATTCAAACCAGAGTACTTTGAGCTCAAATATTTGCATTTCTTATCTGAAAGATATTTTTCTTATTCAAAGAAATATCGTGTATTTCCAACACTCCAATTACTTGCAACGATTATAAAAGATGAACTAAAGTTGAAGATTGGGACTGATGAAGTTCTTTGTAGTCAAATTATTGATTACTTAAAGAGAACTCAAAGCAGTAATCATGCAAGTGATCTTCCTTTTGTGAAAGATAAGGCACTTGATTTTTGTCGTAAGCAAGCACTTAAGGCTGCACTTGAAATGGCAGTTGACAAGATGCAAGCTGACAAATATGAATCAATTGCTGATGATATTAAGAAAGCTGTAATGGTAGGTACAACACCTACTATTGGGCATGATTTTTTTGTTGATATTGAAGCCCGATATCAACCATTAATTCGAAACCCAATATCTACAGGCCTTGTTGAGCTAGATAAACGAGAAATTCTTAATGGTGGTGTTGGTAAAGGGGAACTGTGTTGTGTCGTGGCTAGTAGTGGATCAGGTAAGAGTCATTTTCTGGTTATGATGGCAGCCGAAGCACTTAAGCAAAAGAAAAATGTTGTATATTATACACTTGAGTTATCAGAAACTCTTGTAGGTAATAGATTTGATTCTTATTTTTGTGAAATTGACTGTAGTTTATTACCTGATAATAAAGAAAAAGTAATTGAAGCATACAAAAATAACAATCTCGGAAAATTGTTTATTAAACAATATCCGATGTATGCTGCAACAGTAAACACAATTAGAGCACATATGGAACGTTTGACCCTTAAGGGAGTCAAACCTGATATGATTGTGGTTGATTACGCAGATAAACTAAGATCATCACGTGCATATGATCAATTACGGCTTGAGTTGTCATTAATTTATGAAGAGTTAAGAGCTCTTGCTGTTGAATTACAAATTCCTGTTTGGACAGCAAGTCAGGCAAATAAAGAAGGTTCTAATTCCGAAATTATTGATATGTCAAATATGAGTGAAGCATATGGAAAAGCTGCAACTTGCGATTTTATTGTTGGACTTTCTCGTATGTCACATGAAAAAGCGCTGGGCGTAGGTAGATTATTTATTGCAAAGAATCGAGCTGGTCGTGATGGTCTTGTTTTCCCAATAGGGATTGATACGGCACAAAGCCGATTTACTATTCGTGGTGATCAACAATTACCAGAAGATGCCCGCGCAGAAGATCAAAATTCAATGAAGAATACACTTCGTAAAAAATGGCAAGAATTAAAGAAAGATCAAGACTTGAAAGTCTCTAATGTTGAAACAGTTGACTGAAATAGTTAGATTCTACCTGCAAATTATAACGCACAAACTGCGTAAATGATTTGCATTTTTTATTTTACAAGGAATAATTCAAATGCTGTTGACACCCCGACCGACGTATGCACCTTTTGAATATCAACGTGCATATGAATACTGGGAAATGCAAAACAAGAGTCATTGGATTCATTTTGAAATTTCAATGGCTTCTGACGTAAATGATTGGAAGTTAAATTTATCAAACTCAGAACGTCATGTTGTTGGGCATATTTTAAAG